ATACAAAAAGACTTCATTATGTCAAAGTTCCACTCAATCATATAGTAATAGATTTTGACATAGTGGACGTCGAAGGAAAAAAATCACCCGATAGGAATATGGATGCAGCTAGTAAATGGCCTCCGACTTATGCAGAATATAGTAAAAGCCAGTCAGGAATACATCTTCATTATATCTATGAAGGCGATCCAACTAGACTTAGTAATATATATGCTGAAGGTATAGAAGTTAAAGTATTTACTGGAGGTGCGGCATTACGAAGAAAACTTAGTAAATGTAATAATATTCCTATAAATACTATAAATAGCGGGTTGGCGTTGAAAGGAGAAAAAATGATTAATTTCGATATAGTGAAAAATGAAAAAGGAGTTAGGGGTCTTATAAAAAGAAATCTTGAAAAAGAGTTTCATCCAGGAACTAAACCTAGTATTGATTTTATCTATACTATTCTTGAAGAAGCATATGCATCCGATTTACAATATGATGTTACAGATATGCGTCAAAAAGTTTTAGTATTTGCTAATAATAGTACTAATCAAGCAGACTATTGTCTTAGATTAGTTGATAAAATGCATTTCAAGTCTAATGAACCTAGTCAAGATGTTGGCAAATATATTAATGATAGTTTAGTCTTCTTTGATGTTGAGGTATTTCCTAATCTTTTTGTTGTAAGTTGGAAATATGAAGGCGCTGATAAAGAATGTATGCATATGATTAATCCAACGGTGCAAGAAATTGAAGAACTAATGAAATTAAAATTAGTTGGATTTAATTGCAGAAGATATGATAATCATATGCTCTATGCTAGATATATTGGCTATAATACTGAAGGAATTTATAAGCTTAGTCAAAAAATTATCGTGGATGATAACAGAAGTAGTTTTTTTGGTGAAGCTTATAATATTTCGTATACTGATGTGTATGATTTTATTTCGGTGAAACAGAGTCTTAAGAAATTTGAAATAGAACTTCATATTCATCATCAAGAATTAGGATTACCTTTTGATGAACCAATTAAGGATGAAGATATTCCGCTTGTAGTAGATTACTGTGATAACGATGTGAGAGCTACCGAAGCTGTTTTTCATGCTCGAAAAGAGGATTTTATAGCAAGGCAAATTCTTGCTGATCTGAGCGGATTGACAGTTAACGATAGTACTCAAACGCATACAGCAAAGATCATATTTGGTAACGATCCTCATCCGCAGGAAAAGTTTAACTATACAAATCTTAGTGACATGTTTCCAGGTTATAAGTTCGAAAATGGGAAAAGCTTTTATCGTGGAGAAGAAGTTGGAGAAGGAGGATATGTATATGCAGAACCGGGGTTCTATTACAATGTGGCGTTACTCGATGTGGCGTCGATGCACCCCACTAGTATTGAACTTCTTAACTTATTTGGTCCTTATACTAAGAAATTTTCCGAGATTAAGGCAGTCCGCATTGCTATTAAACATAAAGATTACGATATGGCTAGAACAATGTTGGGTGGAATACTTGACAAATATTTAACATCGACAGCAGGAGCAGATGAATTAGCATATGCTCTAAAAATTGTGATTAATATTGTTTATGGTTTAACCTCAGCAAAGTTTTCGAATAAGTTTAGAGACCCACGGAATATAGATAATATAGTTGCTAAACGTGGTGCTTTATTTATGATAGATTTAAAATATGCAGTTCAAGAAAGAGGTTTTAAAGTAGCTCATATCAAAACCGACTCTATTAAAATTCCAGAAGCAACAGGAGAAATAATAGATTTTGTTTTTGAGTTTGGAAAAAAGTATGGATATACATTTGAGCATGAAGCAACTTTTGATAAATTCTGTCTTGTGAATGATGCAGTTTATATTGCCCGTTATTCTGGTAAAGAAGCAGGAAAATGGACAGCTGTTGGTGCTCAATTTGCGCAACCATATGTATTTAAAACCTTATTTGACACCGATGCCGAAATAGTTTTTGAAGATCTTTGCGAAATAAAGGCTGTGACTACAGCTTTATATCTTGATATGAATGAAGGTTTAGGAGATAATGAGCATAACTATGTATTTATAGGAAAAGCAGGATTATTTTGTCCCATTAAACCTGGTCATGGTGGCGGTCTCTTAATGCGAGAAAAAGATAGAAAATATTATGCTGCCACAGGAACTAAAGGATATCGTTGGCTCGAAGCAGAAGTTGTGAAAGAACTAGGAAAGGAAAATAGTATTGACAAAAGATATCATGAACATCTTGTAGATGAGGCGTTAGAAACAATTTCAGAGTTTGTCAATCGTGATCAATTTTTTGAATAATTGAAAGGAGAAAATATGCATAATGGAATAGAAAATTATGTTGCTGATTTAGCATATATAGAAGCAGTTAAAAAATTGGCAGTGGAATTAGCAACCCATTTTTCAATACACACTAAGAGGCTAGCAGTTCCAGATGGTACTAGAATGTGGAGGATTGAAAGGGTTGTTGATGATGCAGCAAATGCGTTTTATCCCCCGATGCCAACCAAAACTATTTTTATAGAATTGATAGATTTTTTGGGGGCGCACATTGGATACAATTCAGAGATCGACGTGTTAGTTTGTTGGGAAAATGAAAAAGGAGAAAAGAAATGAGTGTCATAATAAAGAAGAATTTGTCAGTCGAAAATGCTAGAATTGGATTTCGCAATTTTGCCGGAAAAGAAGGGCAGTACAATCCAAAAGGAAAAAGAAATTTTGTAGTCTTTCTTGACACACCAACTGCTGAAGGTTTAAAAGAAGATGGTTGGAATATTCGTTGGCTTATACCTCGTGATCCAGATGAAGCGCCTCAAGCTTATTTGCCAGTAGCTGTTTCATATGATCATATTCCTCCAAATATTGTAGTTATTACCAGTCTTGGAAAAAATGAATTGACTGAAGATACTGTTAACATGCTTGACTGGGCAGAGATCGAAGAAGTGGATCTTACAATTCGTCCATACAATTGGGAGGTTAGCGGAAAAAGCGGCGTGAAGGGTTATCTTAAGAAGATGTTTATTACTATAGTAGAAGATCCCTTCGAAGCAAAATATCGTAATGTTCCTAGTAATGTTTTGCCATTTGATGAGCAGGCGGATTAAGCTTTTCGAACACCAAAAAGTTGCGGTCGACCAATTAAAAACCGGCTCCATCTTATGTGGTGGAGTCGGTTCTGGTAAAACTCTAACTGCTATATCCTATTATAAAAAAGAAGAATTTCCAAAAGATCTTTATGTTATTACAACAGCAGCAAAGAGAGATACACTTGACTGGGAACACGAGTGTGCATCTTTTGCTATTTCAAGGGATAGGACTGCAAGTTTAGATGGTGTTCAACTAACGGTTGATTCGTGGAATAATATTAAAAAATATACAGAAGTAAAGGATGCATTCTTTATTTTTGATGAGCAGCGAGTCATAGGTTCAGGTGCTTGGGTTAAATCCTTTTATAAAATAGTTAAACAAAATAATTGGATATTACTTAGTGCTACACCTGGTGACACATGGATGGATTATATTGCGGTATTCATTGCTAACGGATTTTACAAAAATCGAACAGAATTTGTAAGAAGACATGTTGTGTTTAATAGCTTTACAAAATTTCCTAAGATTGATCATTACATAGAAGAAGGAAGGTTGTTAAGATTAAAAAATCAAATCACAATAGCAATGGATTACATTAAGCCAACAGGCCAAAAAGTTAGTACTATGTTTGCTGATTACGATAAGAAAAAGTTTGATTTAGTTTTTAAAAAACGTTGGAACCCTTTTACAAATATGCCCATAAAAGAAGTAAGTGAGTTTTTCTTTACAATGAGAAGAATTGTTAATAGTGATCCTAGTAGACTTAATATTATTCGGGATTTATTAACAAGACATAAAAAAATTATAGTTTTCTATAATTTTAATTATGAACTCGATATTTTGAGAGAACTAAAAAAGGAAATTACTTTAGCAGAATACAATGGGCATAAGCATGAGGATGTTCCAAGTGATCATAGTTGGATTTACCTTGTACAATATATTTCAGGATCAGAAGGATGGAATTGCATTGAAACAAATACGGTTGTATTTTATTCTCTTCACTATTCTTATAGAATGATGACTCAGGCAGCAGGAAGGATAGATCGTCTTAATACTCCATTTGCTATCTTATATTACTTTTATATAAGATCAGGATCGCAAATTGATGCGGGTATTATGAAAGCATTAAAAAATAAAGAGAATTTCAATGAATCCAATTTTGTATTTGAAAAGGAGAGAAATGAGAACACCAGAACAGATAAGTAATTTAAGAAGGGTTTTTTGTGGAATCTATACTCCATTTGCTGCTTTTTGGCCTGATGAAGCAGTTGATCTTTTAGCGGAAAGAATCCAAACTGAGATAAATAGAACTAGCATATGGACTTGGGAAATTAGAGTTCTTACAAAAACCAATTTTGAAAATTCTTGGTCAGATATTAAACCTGAACCAAAACTACCATGCTGTACTGTGAATGCTATTACAAATAAGTGCAAAGAGTTATTAGAGAGATATCCATCAATAGTTTCTATTATGGTAGTGGCCAAAGAAAATCGAACATTGGTTTTTCAATTTAATAATTCGTAGAAAAAACATATGTTATAGTAGAAGAGAGGGTATCTTTGAAACATACTCTTCTCTTTTTTTTCCTAGGAGCGAAAAATGGAAAGTAAATTTCAATCCGAATTAATAAAAGATATTAGAGATCTATTTCCTGGTTGTATAATATTAAAAAATGATCCTAATTATCTTCAAGGTTTTCCAGATTTATTAATTCTATATAAAAATAAATGGGCATCGTTAGAGGTTAAACGAAGTTCAAAATCTAATCACCAACCCAATCAAGATTATTATATTAATTTGGCTAATGAAATGTCTTATGCTAGTTTTGTATATCCCGAGAATAAGGAAGAGGTGTTAGATGAACTTCAACAAGCACTCTGATTTACAAGATCAACATGCTTTTCTCGGTGGAAGTAAATATCATTGGGTTAATTATGATGAAGAAAAGCTTGACTCTACTTATGTTAAATTTATGGCAATTCAAAAAGGGATTGAGTTACATGATCTTGCTAGAAGATTAATTGAATTGGGTGTAAAACTTCCAAAAATTAAAAAAGCTTTTAACTTGTATGTTAATGATGCTATTGGTTATAGAATGACACCGGAATTAACACTTTTTTATTCGTATAATGCTTTTGGAACTACTGATGCTATTTGTTTTAGAGATAATCTTTTAAGAATACATGATTTGAAAACTGGTATTACTGCTGTATCAATGCGTCAATTAGAAATCTATTCAGCATTATTTTGTTTAGAATATAGTGTTAATCCAGTAGATATTAATATTGAATTAAGGATATATCAAACAGATAATGAAATTGTTGTTCATAATCCATTAGCAGAAGACATTGGTTATGTTATGAATAAAATAATTCTCTTTGATAAAAAAATTGATAAACTAAAAAAAGAGGAGGAGCGATATGGCATATGAGATAAAGCACATAGGTACTCCTCGTCATTCTGGTAGATATCCTTGGGGATCAGGTGATGATCCATATCAAAGAGGTAATGAGGATTTTGTAGGTGCTGTTAACGAATTACGCAGGCGTGGAGTAAGTGATGTTAATATTGCTAAGGGTTTTAAATTAAAGAATACATCGGAATTAAGAACAAAAATTTCCATAGAAGGCTATAAAAGAAAAGCGGCTGATGCTGCAATGGCATATCGATTAAAAGAAAAAGGATATTCAAATGTAGCCATTGGAAGAAGAATGGGGATAAGTGATCATACTGTAGCAGATTTACTTGATCCTTCTATTAGAGAAAAAGCTCAGATTGTAGAACGATTAGCTAATACTTTAAAAAGTGAAGTTAGTAAGGATAGATATATTGATGTTGGATCGGGTGTTGAGATTGGTCTAGGAGTTAGCGATACAAAAAAGAAACTAGCTGTAGCTGTACTTAAAGAACAGGGTTATCAGGTTTTTACTATTGCTCAAGAACAGCAAACAGGAAGTGGAAAATATACTTGGATGAAAATACTTGCTCTTCCAGGTACAACTAAACAGGAAGTTTCAAGAAATCGTGAAAGAATTAAACTTCTAGGCGCCCATAGCGATGATGGAGGAGAAACTTTTGAGCCTATTCGCCCTCCTGTAAGTATAGATAAAAAAAGAATTTTAGTTCGTTATGGTGATGATCCAATAAGCGGAAAAGATAAAGATGGGCTTATTGAACTTCGAAGAAATGTTGAAGATCTTTCTCTAGGTGCAAAAAGATATAATCAGGTAAGAATTGGTGTGGATGGCACTCATTATATGAAAGGAATGGCTATATATAATGATAATATTCCTGATGGATACGATGTTATCTATAATTCAAATAAAAAGCGTGTAGACGCTGATAAAGTATTTAAAACTGTTGAGACCAAAGATCCTGAATATCCTTTTGGCGCAGTAATTAGAGAAAAATTTTACATTGATAAAGATGGAAATAAAAAACAATCGGCTATAAATGTAGTTGGAGCAAAAGAAGGTACAGGTGAAGAAGGAGCATGGGGCGAATGGTCAAAGAATTTATCTTCGCAAGTATTGTCTAAACAAACTCCTGCTCTTGCTAAAAAGCAATTAGATTTAGCATATAATTTGAAAAAAGACGAATATAATGAAATAATCTCATTAACTAATCCCGCTGTAAAGCAGGCTCTTCTTGCGCCATTTGCAGATGGATGTGATTCTGACGCTGTCCATTTAAAGGCCGCGGCTCTTCCAAGACAATCTACAAAAGTTCTTATTCCTGTCACTTCTTTAAAACCAAATGAAGTTTATGCACCGGGTTATTTATCCGGAGAGCAATTGGTTCTTATTCGGCATCCTCATGGGGGACTTTTTGAAATTCCTGAAGTAACAGTAAATAATAAAAATTCAGAAGGAAAAAGAATTATTGGGGATGGAACTGATGCTATAGGAGTACATCCTAAAGTTGCGCAAAGATTGTCTGGTGCTGATTTCGATGGTGATACAGTAATAGCTATTCCAAATAAACATGGATTTATTCATACATCACCTGCTTTAAAAGGTTTAATAGATTTTGATCAAAAGGAAGCTTATCCATATTATAATGGTATGAAAGTTATGGATAAACATACCAAGGCTATAAAGATGGGTGATATTTCCAATTTGATTACCGATATGACTATTAAAGCTGCTAATCAAGATGAGATAGCTAGAGCAGTACGTCACTCAATGGTGGTTATCGATGCGGAAAAGCATAAATTAAATTATAAGCAATCTTATATTGATAATAATATAGCCCAATTAAAAAAGAAATATCAAGGTGGTACTACTGCTGGCGCTTCAACCCTTATATCAAGGGCTGGTTCTGAAGTAAGAGTTCTTCAAAGAACTGAAATAAGAACGAAAAAAGGTGATATAGTAATAGGAGATAAACTTTATAAGGATACAGGGCGAACCTATTTTAAAACAAAATTTGTAAAAGACCCTATTACAGGCAAAAAAGTATATCTTCAAGGTCAAGGAAAAATTGTTAGTAGGAAAACCATGACTACAAAGATGGCTGAAGAAAAGGATGCATTTAAATTGTCATCAGGTACAGCCATAGAAGAAGTGTATGCAAGACATGCTAATGCTTTAAAAGATTTAGCTAAAAAGGCAAGAATTTCTTTATCCCATATAGAGAACATGAAGTATTCTCCCTCTGCTAGAAAAATTTATGATAAAGAAGTAGAATCTCTTATGTCACAGTTAAGGCTTGCCTATAGAAACAAACCTTTAGAAAGACAAGCGCATTTAGTAACATCAAAGATGGTACGTGCTAAACGTAGAGCAAACCCCGATATGGATAAAGATGACTATAAAAAGATTAAAGGTCAAGCATTAGTTAATGCACGGCTTCGTTTAGGTGCAAAGAAAGAAAAAATTGATATCACAGATCGAGAATGGGAAGCAATTCAAGCAGGCGCAGTTAGTCATAACACGCTTAAAAATATCCTTAAAGAATCTGATTTAAAAGCTCTAAAGCAAAGAGCAATGCCTAGACTTTCTACTCCTTTATCAACAGGTAGAACATCGCGTGCTAAAGCAATGAGGAATGAAGGTCACACATATGCTGAAATAGCAGATGCATTAGGTGTTTCTGTTTCTATTGTAGAAGATGCTGTTAAGTGAAAGGATTGTATAAACTATGAGTGATAATACAAATAATAGTAGTGTTGTCTATAATAATAGTATGCTAACTACATTAGATAATCCGTACAATCCTTATACACAGTTCGATGAATGGTATGCGTATGATAATGAGCAAGGATACTATACATTAAATTATTTAGCTCGTATTGGTAAAACTTCTGATGATTTAAGTGAAGAAGATGAAGCTTTAGCAATTGAGGAGGCAATAGATAGAATAGTATCAATGAATACTCTAGGAATTTATATAAAAGTTACTCCAGATACTTTTAAAGATAGACCCAAATCCGTTAAGTAATGTATAAGTTGGTACTAGAGGGGGGGTGTCGCAAAAGGTACCCCCCTTCTAAAT